GTCCAAGTATTTTTTGATGACCTAGCAGAAAATGTTATGAAGGGAAAACCTCTGTCATATGTAAATAGACCTCTTGCTACTCAAGGATATAAAACAGCTACAAGAAGAGTTGATCCTTTTGATAATATGACACTGAATATTGGTGAAGAAGTTTCTACAAGTCCTCAACAATTTGATGAGTTTATAGAAATAGGAAATAAATCTAAAAGTGCAGATTCAATAAAAAGTATATTAAATAAAATTGATGATGGTTTAAAAAACGTAAAAGCACAAAGTTCTTATTCAATATATAATCCAAGAGCTAAAGCTTTAGCTGGAACTAACAAAGATACATTTAATTTAACGTTAGGTAAAAGTTTAGAAACTAAAGCGGACATGAAAGAATTATTAAATTATTTATTAGATCCATCGGTAACTAAAGAAACATTAATAGCACCTTTCAAAGAAGGTGGTAAGTTTGCTGATGGAGATTCTACTGAATCTTTTCAAATGTTTTTTGAAGAGGGGGTCGGGGATAAGGAAGCATCACTCAGGACTCTTGGCACTTTATGGAACGGGAAACTATTAACAGCCCCTAGTTCAGGGTTCGGTGGAGAATACGCAGCAGAAAATTTACCGATCTTAAAAGATATGGACCCTCTATCAAGAGGGATCTGGAATACAATCGCACCTTACGGTGAAAAAGCATTCGATATTCTTGACACCGCATTCAGGCTCCCTGGTGCCTTTGCAGCAGATACAGCTGAAGGTGTATTTGGAGTTGATGAAGATGAAGCAAATAAATTACAAGCAGAATTAAATACAATGTTATTTATGCCTGTTGCAGGCGGACCGGTTTCTAACGCAGGTAGAATTAAAAATGCACAGAATGCTGTAAACAATGTTAAAAAAGTAAAGAACGAAATAGTAGATTCTTCTAAAAAAGTTGAAGCAACAATAGTACCTTCTCAAAAAGTTGAAACAACCATAATCCAACCATTAGGTAAACCAAAGAATATTGGATTAGGTTTTACTTCAAGAATTAATCCCAATACAAAAAAATTACAACTTTCTCAAGGAGACCAAATAATAGGAGAATTTGATTCTATTGCAGATGCTCAAGCTGCTATGAAAAAAATTAATGAAGGTAAATGGGAAGGGAAAACAAATTATAAAAGTGAAAAGAAAACATCTACTAAACCGTGGGTTATAGAATTCCCCGGTCAAACAAATACAATGTCCTTTAAGACAAAGAAAGATGCACAGCTTTATATAAAGAATAATTACCCAGATACTGATCCAATTAATTTACCTACCATAACAAAAGTAGCTGCAAAAGAAGGAGAAAAAACAGGAGAGTTTTCTCGTTACTCTGTAATGTTTGATGACATAACTGAAAGTTATTCTCCTACAGAAACTAAAACAGCTTCCCAGTGGATCGGGGAATTAAAGAATAAAGGACATGCACAAGAACTGGATAAAACTGGTTTTGGTTATGCATTATGGCAATTAAAAGATCAAAAACTTTCAGCGGCAGATTTATTTACATTACGAAAAAATAAAGGGACACAAATTAATACAGATCCTATTCGAATGAATAAAAAATCAGACCTCGATTTAAGAGCAGAGTTTGATACAATTTCAAATGAGTATAATGATTTTTTAGTTAACGGAACAGGGTTTGTTAGTAGAGGAACATTACCTGCTAATGTTCAAAAATTTATTCAAACAAAAGTAGATAATTTTCAAAAATATTACGCAAAAGTTTTAGATAATACAGATGGAAGATTAAATGCCAGACAAGAAGCTGTTCTTAATGATAAGATTGATAAGACCTTAGCAGAAATTACTTTAGCTGCAGAAAGAGCCCAAGGTGGAAATGCTTGGTCTGATATGTTGACCGATATTAGTGCTCCTAATTTTTCTCTTAATGTTTATCAAGCATCTAGTGATGTATTAACCAAAACACAAGTAGGTTCGGCTGCTCGGAGATTTTTAAACAATTTAAAAAATATAAGAGAAAATTTTGGAACTACTAGCAGTCATGCTGATTATACTCTTCCCGGAAATGCAGCTAGAAAAACACATAAGACAGATGTCTATACTTATAATCCATTAAAAGGACAAATAAATACTAAAGAGGTAGGAAGTACTCACATGGGACAAAATAATGAATTAGCCCATGTAAGAAAAACAGAAAGAAAAAGTTTAGATGGTCAAAATGGTATTTTATTAGATGAGATGCAATTTGATACTATGAGGAATGTAGCTAAAAGTGATAAACCTGTTTTTAAACCGGAAGTTCATTCAGGCCAAGCTGAAGCTTTAACCAATCAATTAAACCAATTAGAAAATCAAAAGAATAGAATATTTAATAGTGAATTAAAAAAATTATTAATTAAATCCGATGTTGATGATGTAACCGATTACAATCTTCCTCAAAACCAAAGAGCATTAATGGAAAGGGTTAAAGAAGTTCCCGATAATGATCCTAATTTACTACAAGTTAAAGAAAAGATATTAGCTGATTTTGGAACAGCTGATGACTTTATGGCTTCACAAAAAAATAAATCTTACGATAAAGTTAATAAAGAAATTATACGAATAAATGATGAGTTTAAAGATACTCCTACTCCAACTAATAGTATGCCTGATATTCCGTTTAGACAACAAACGGAAATGATAAAAGAAATATTAAAAAAGGAAATTGAACTTGCTATTAAAGGAAATAAAGATTTTATTGCTATACCTTTACCAGAAGTTGTTATGGGATATGAACAAGGAAGTGGTACGAGGTTAGCTGTAGCTTTTGATAATATTTACAGAAAAAGATCTTTAGAAGCAATTAGAAGTATACAAGATGATTATATAAAAAGATTAGACCAACTTGGAATTGATTCTAAACCATTTAGCATCAGAGCCGGAGATGATGTAGATATGTGGATTGCTTGGGATAGAGGAGATAAAGGTAATGACCAGTTTATGGCTAAGATGAAACAAATTGAATATGAGTATAATTTAAATGATCCTAAAATTTTAGAAATGATTGCTGCAGGTAATTATAAAGAACCATTTAGACCTCTAAATTATGGAAGTGTACCTGGAGGTAAAAATGCAGTTCAACCAG